TTTTTTCATTTGGTCGTGTGATTTTTCTAATGTTTGTCCTTTGGAAAAATTATCTCCGTTGTTCGTCACGACAAAAGTAACATATTCTGGATTTACCTCTTTTACTTTACCGATTGCTCCGTAATGTAAACAAGAAGGATTGACATCTTTAACGATATCACCTACACCATAAGTGTATTCTGATAATTCTTGTTTAATCATTTCTTTTAAACGATTTATCATTTGTTCCTTTTTCATTGGTAAACCCTTATGTTTGGTTGATGCGAAATCTTTCGCATCTTTTTTCTTCATATCTTTAGCGACATCTTGAACATCTTTCGAAACATCACTTGGATTGATTTCACCTTTGTTTAAAGCGTGAACCATACCCATAAATCTTTGTTGTTTTTTACTAACGGCTGGCATTATTTGTGTATCTTGTTGTAATTTTTGATAATTGTTTTAAATCAAAGTTTTCATTTTTTGAACTCAAAGCTTTAATTATGTCGTTTCTAACTTCATTTTCCTTTTCTTTAATCCTTTCTATTTCTTCTTCACTGGCTCCAACTGAATTGTTATCTATGTAATCTACAAGATTATCTATTTTATCTTTTAATTCTGGATAGTCTCCAAGTTTGTCTAATGTTTGTTTAATCAACCCACTATCTTTAGATGGGTCAAGTCCACGTTGCAAACCTTTTACTAAATTATTTTTTAACTTAGGTTCTGATTTTGGTTTATCACCTACGACTTTATCTTTACCGGATACTTTTACAACCGTACCTGGTCGCATTTTATGTTTTTTCTTATATGCCGCAAAATCTTCTGGTGTTTTAAATTCTAATTCATTGATATTACGAGTTCCGTATCGTGTTGTTATTTCTGATAATATTTTTAAATCTTCCATTATTCGCCTCTGATAATTGAGTTAATTATATTTTCTGCCTTACAATAATCTCCACAAGTTCTACCGGTCAAGGTATTATCTACGGACTCATTCATTTTTTGTGGATATAAGAATGCTCCGTGAGTTGAAGGATTGGAAACAAAATCAAAAGCGATTAATTCAAAGTCATCACCGACTTTTGATACGGTGTCTCCGTTGGCTTCTTGTACCATTTCGACACTACCCAATCCTCGTGAACTAATACCTAATTTGATACCATTTTTAAATAGTTCTTTTAAGATATTACCACTTGGTGTTGTCAAGATTTCTACGGTTCCGACTAAATTGTCACCTTCGAAATGCATTTCCTTGACATTGTGAGAAACATTTTGTAAATTAACTACGGAACTATCTGGGTGGTCTAATTCACCGAGTGCTCTGTTTTGACTTACAAAATTTTCGTTGTATTTTTTAGATTCACGAACTAAAATATCTCTTGGATAAACTCTACCATTTTGATTTTTTGCTTCTGCTCTTTGTAATACACCTTTTACAATCAACTTTCCGTTGTTTTCTTTCATAGACTCATTAATTTGTTCTGGTCTAATATCAAATGGTGTATAATCTACGATAACTTGTTTCATTATTTTAAATTTCCTACTTTGTTTGCCATTTTAACTAACCTTTCAGAAATTTTGGTTAGTGCTTTGTGTGTGTTCTTCCAATAATCTTGAGAACTCATATTTAATTCTGTTTTTAATTTTAAATTCATTTTAATTGTTTTGTCTAATTCGTTTAATGAATCTCTAATTTCTTTTACGGATTGACCAATCTTTTGTTTTGGTGTTAAGGATTCGTCGTTTCTCCATTCGTGATAACGACCCTCACCTATCATTTTTTTGGTTCTTAAAATTCCTGCAAGTCTTTCCATTTCTTTTTGAGCCACTTGGATATATTCATAATAATTATTGAATATTTTGTCTTTAAGTGTTTTATCACCTGTGTTGGTGATTTTTTGATATTCTTTTCGTAATACATCAAAACTTTTAACAAGTTTGTTTACCGCATCAATTTCTTGTTGAGTGACTTCTTTTAGATTTTTTGCTTTCATCAATGCTTCTGCGGTTAAAACTGCTTGGAAAAATCCTCGTCTATTTGTTGAAAACATATAATAAACTCTACCGAGTTCAAACTCATCTATTAATCTTTGTAATGCCTTTTTTTGATTTGAAGTGTTTAAAGTTTTTATCATATCATCATACATTTCGTTTGGTGATGTTTTTTCATTTATTGATTCTTGAACAACTTGTTTAAAAAATGTTTTTCTAACGGTATCTTTTTCCTTTTGTAGTATACCAGCTAATTTTTGAACTGATGAACTATTAAAGTTTTTTGGAAAGTATTTTTTGTAGTTTTGATAATTTTTGTTATCTGGTGAAAATCCCATAGACATAAATGTTGAACCTATTGCTTGTGTCAACATTCTTTCATTTCCACTAAGACCTGAATGATGTTTTATCAAGTTATCTTTGATTTCTTTACCGATTTGTAGTAATTCTTTTCTGTCTGAACCGGTGATTGATTCTTGAACTCCGTCTTTCTTTTCTTCTGAATCTAAATAATGAAATGCTTTTTGTAGATAATCTTTTGCAACGATTAGTTTTGACTGCCACCAATTCGGGAAATCAACTTCGTCTTCCATTTCATCATATTTGTCTAATGCGTCGTATAGTTTTTTACCATAGTCAGCTATTTCCATAGCAGTAGATTTCAACATATCTGGTTCGTCGTCTTGATGACCAACATCTATGTCTTCTTTGATTTTTTTGTATCCACCGACTTCTGGACTTTTGTGTCCAACTGAACCACTTGCGAATGCGTGTGGTGTATCGTAGTGACCTGTACCAGTTCCGTCAATACCTGCGGTTGCAGTTGTAGAAACTTCTTCGATATCATCTTTTCTTAGTTCTTGAACAACTAAGTGTCTAATGATTTCTTTGAGTTTAGCTATTTTGTCGTGATTGGACATTTTTTATTTCCTTAATAAGTTCATAGTATCTCATCAATGCAACCACGTGTTTATCTTTCACGACTTTACCTTTTGTAGCTTCGTCTGTGTAGTTAATAGCTTCTGAAAGTTTAATTTTTGTAATCTTGTCGTTTACCTTTGGAAGTAGTGTCTTTAGAGCTCTCTTGACTTTGATTACTTCTGAATCTATAAACTCTTTTAATGAATTTGTATTAGATACATTGTTGATATATTGTTTCAACAAGTTTTTTTGACTTTCATTTAGAGATTTATATTTTTTATTAAACTTATCCACTAATAACTGATAACTTAACAATCTTAAATCTTTTTCTTGTGAAGAATATTCACTCATAACTTGTTTTTTTACTCTTGTTTGTTTAGTTTGAGTAATATGTTCAGTTATGGTGATTGATGAATCTGTTTTTGCTAATGGCCCAAAGTCTTCTTTGCCGGTTTCTGTTTGAAATACACGATAAACCGATGCCAATACTTTAAAGTTAGGAATTCTTGTATTAAAGAACTCTTTGATGTCGTAATTTTCTTTAATTGATTTAATTAGATTGAATTTTTCGTTTGCCAAACGACGATTTGACAATTTACGACGACTTTTGACTACTGCTTCTAATAATTGAGATGCGTGAGCCAAGTTTTTGTATTTTTTATTCAATAAGATTGAATATAATTCGTATTCTTTACCTAATTCTGTTTTATTATTAAAGAATTCTTTAAATAATTTAACTGATTTAGCGTTTTTCTTGTCATTTATCACATCTACTGTGATTTGACGAGATAAAAGTTCATAAAGAATACCTGTATTCTTTATCTTATTATGTTTAACATAAGACATTTGAGCTCCAAAGTATTTGTGTATTTTATCAATAATAAATATAAAACTTTCAAGAAATCGGTATTATTTCTCTCCGTTTTCCTTAGTATATTCATTATATTCTTCTTTTAATTCATCTACTTGTTTGGTTTCGTTCAGTATGTCCTTTGACTTATTACCCATTGTTTTCTTTAATGCATCGTAGTGAGCGAGTGCTAAAGGTCTTCTATTTTTAGTTTGTTTCCCTAATGGGTCACGACCTCTTGCTCCACTATCTTTTCCATAGTGATTCATCTCTTGTGGACGACCACCTTGTTGGTCTTCCGGTCTGTCGTCTTCTCCGTCATCAAATGGGTCAAATATGGAACCTGCTACTGTATCGGGTGGTGTAGAAGTTTCATCTTCTCCGATACCAACTGATGCCATATCACTTGGTGTTCCGATTGACTCACCTGATTGTTGTGGGTCATTACCTTCCATTTCAATCTGTGAGTGTCTGAATTTTTGTTTTTGGTCTTCAATGATTTCATTTTCAATTTGAATTTTTTCTTCTTGTGAGAAATTAAAAATGTTATCATAAATCCAATTATAAGGTAGAATTTTATCACTCAACATATCACGAGCTAATGAAACTTTCTGTCCCCATAATTCAATCTTTTCTTGTTCATACATTGTTGAAGGACTTGCTAATTCTAATTCAAAGTTTACCAAGTCTTCGTCGGTGTATCCTTGTGAATATAAGTGAACTACTGCTATCTTTGTTAATTCTGATACAATAATTCTTTGTATTCTTTCAATGGTTCTGGCAAATCTTACATCTTCTGCTGCTAAGGTTGCTTTACCACCGACATTTTCATCAAATCCTAAGAATGCTTTTGGAACTCTTAGTGATGCTAATAATTTATTTTTTAGGTATTCGACATCTTCGGTTGAATCATAATCAATACCACCTAACTCGTTGATTTCTGTTCCTGAATCTCCACCACGAACTGGTAAGAAGAAATCTTCTGTTAAGTTTTGGATATTGTATTTTAAATTATATTCACCGGTGGATTCATCAACAAATGGTGTTTTCTTCATTTTGTTAATGATTCGTTGCATATAATTGTCAACTTCGTTTGGTGGAATGTTTCCAATATCAATCTTGAATACTCGTTTAGAAGGTGCTCTCATAATTCTGTGGATTAACATCGCATCTTCCATAAGTGTTAATTGTTTCCAAATCTTTCTTGTGGATTCAATCATAGATTTACCATAAGGTAAGAAATTACTATCATTAGCCATTCTAAAATGTGCAATTTGGAAATTCTCAAATTCTATTTTTCCTTTACCACTATTCTTTTGTCCGAAGTAAGGGTGTGCTCCCTCAATACTTTCTAAGTAAAACTTTGTATAATAAGGATTGGTTGGGTCTTCACCCTCTGCTCTTACGATTTCATAAGGTGACAATGGAACTACATTAGTAACACCATACTTTTCATTAACATCTAAATATAAAAAGAAATCTCCATACTTTACCATATTACGAACCCAAGGCCATAAATTAAACTCAACATTCATAATATCATAAAATAAATTATGTAGAATTTCTTTAATGTTATTGTTTTCAGATTTAATCTTAATTACATCTCCGTATTCACCTTTCATAGTGGATTCATCTGAATAAATGTCTAATGCTGATGAAATAATTGGGTCGGAATCCATTGATTCATAATCTTTGAATAATGCCAATCTTGCCGCCATTATTTGATGAACGGTGGAATAACCTGTTCCGACTAAATCTAAGTTGTTGTGTAGTTTTGTATATCTATCAACAAGGTGTGATTTAACCTGTTTTTGAACTTGGTCTGTATCGGCAATCTTTAATTTTTTACCACCGACATTACGAACAATTACATTTGTTGCAAATAATCGTTGTAGTCTACCAAATAATGTTGTATCTGCCATTTTTTACCTCACTTTATAAAAGCCAATCTAATGACTCTTTATTCTTTCCTGTGTCCCACTCCCAACTATCGTTTTTGTTATCGTTAGGTGTGTATAAACCCTCGTTGTCCATCATACGACTAAGAGTTTTCTTTGTTAATTCCACACCTTGTGTTCGTAGTCTTAATGCAGTATCACGAACCCAAAGTCCAATTGCAAACGACATAACTAAATCATCATTGTATCCGTTCATCGCTTGTGCTCTATTATTTATATAGACAAAAGTAAGTAATTCGTCAACTAATCGGTTACTACGAATCACTACACTTTCCTCTCTAAAAAATTCTTCTAACTTACTAATAATTAGTGGTCTGGTCTTAGAAGTCGTTGAAAAACCAGCAATCATTCTTTTTTCTTCACTATAATGTTTATTAGTGACTTGATGTTGAACATCTACATATTGTAAGTCTTTACTTGTGTAAAATAAATTTGGATAATCTCTATCGATTACCTGTTGGATTGTTGCCCAACCAATATTGTTGTTTTCTATAATTAGTAAAGCATCATTATATTCTGTTGCCACACTAACCAACATATTTCCAAAATCTTTGGTGTTAATTCTACCTTTGTATTCTGCTACTTGTGTCAAGGTTTCTAACTCAATAACGTGAAATGCAGAATAGTCTGCTGAATCTCCACGACCCACATCAGCACATACCAAATAATCTTTTGAATAGTTTGGTGGTTCCCAAACCCACATATTACTATCGATACCTCTTTTTTCCAATGGGTCTTTACATAAATCTTTTCTCATTTTTTCCAAAATGATTGGGTCAATTACCCCAGTACCAGAAGTCAAGAAGTCACAATCACATTCTTGTGCTGCTGAACTTGGCCCAAGTAAGTTATCTTGTTCGTCTCTCCATTCTTGGTTTCTGTCTGGGTGTACCGTCCAATGCAATTTTATCGGATTAAATAATCCTGTTGCTTCTTCGGCTTCTACCCAAGTTCTGTGAAACCAATTACCCACACCATTCGGTGTAGACAAAGCGATACAACTACCACCGGTTGTCAAGGTTTGTTGTGACGCAGTCCATATTTCGTCAATCTTGTCAATGAATGCCGCCTCATCTAATATCAACAACGATAGAGCTTCCGAACGAGCGGCCTCTGGTCCTGATGATACTGCCTTGATTTGACTACCATTCATATAACGAAGATTTAATTTATTGTCCTCAACACATCTTTGTTTCAACCAACTTGGTAGATTTGCGTGCATAACACGAACTTTCGTTACCAAGTTTTTGGCTACTTCTTGTTTGGTTGCAATTACCAAAATATTTTTATCTTGGAAAAATGTCATCAACCACAAAGAATAACCGGCGGATAAAGTAGAAATACCTAATTGTCTTGATTTCAAAATAATGTTAAAACGATTGTCTTTAAATTCACGAACCGTTTTCTCTTGGAAATCATACAACTCAAAAGGTATTTTTCCTCGTATCGGGTGTTGTATCATACAAAACTTTTTCATAAAGTATGCTGGGTCTTGTGCACACTTTATATATTCGGCTTTGATTACTTCTTTTATTTGTTCTGCCATTAATCTACTATTTGACCTGCTAACTTAACTGATGTAGCAGTCATCAAAACTCCATATGTAAAGTATAACCATTTGTTTTCATACCATTTAGGTTGAACGAGTTTTACTTTTTGTTCAAGAAGTTTGGTGGTGTCTTTCAGTAGATTAATTTGGTTAGTTTTATTCTCAATCAACATTGAATCAATTACTGAGTTTTCTTCATATAATTTGATTTGTGATTCTAAATCCATTACCAAAGAAACATTTAAACTATCTTTTAGTTCTAATTCTTTGATACGATTAGTGAATCCCAAAACTTCATCTTCGGTAAAAGTGTAGGTTTTGGTTGCGTCTTGTGAAAAAACTAATCCAAAAAATAATATGTAAATTAAATATCTCATATATATAAATATATACTACTTACTGAATTTCTTCAAAAATTTTACTGCGTCATCAGCATTATCTTCTTTGACTGCTTCTGATGCTTTTTCAATTTCTTTTTTAGTAGTAGTGACTTTTCTTTTTAATTTAGCTACTTCTTTTTTGTTTACTTTTTTCTTTGACTCAAGAACTTCGACTTCTTTTTCAAGTTCTTTAACTTCTTGGTCTTTTGCTTTGATTGCTTTGTCTAATTCTTTGACTTCTTTTTTCTTATTTCCACCAAAGAATAGGTTTAGTATCATTTGAATGATATTCATTATTTAACTCCTGTTAGTTGTTTTTCTGCGTCTTCAACGAGTTGTTTCTTTTCTCGTATAAAATCTCTTGCTTCTTTAACCATTGATTCAAAGTTTTCTTTACCCATTTCCCATTTTTCTTTTTGAAGTTCTGGTGTATTGACACCAACTTGATTAAACCACTCTTTTTTACCATCTGTTTTTTCAAAATCATCAATACTTTGTTCTAAATCTTTTAAATATGCTTTTTGATTCTCTAATACTTTTTTCTGTGCATATTTTTCATATTCAGAATAATCTTTAATTCTCATTTTGTTTTCCATTTCTATTTGACAATCAAAACAATGTCCTGCAATTCTCCAAAACTTATTATCAAGTCGTTTCTTCATTGCCTTATCACACTTAGGACAAAACCAAGGCATTCTTACTGATGCCATTACATCTGTTAATTCTGATTTACGGGTTTCTCCACCACGATTTTCTACCTTACCTTGATATCCGACTTGTGTATAATTTTTTTCATATTCCTTACCACTCATTAAATCTTTGAGTGCTTTATTTTGTCTTTCGGAATCTTTACTATAATTTGCCATAACCTATTCTCCTTAAAATCTTAAACTACCTAATATCTGATTGATTGGTGCAAAAACCCCGGTAAACTTGTAAAGATTACCTTTGTATTTAAATACCAATCCTTCACTTGGAACGATTGCACTTGCCCCACCGATAGCTTCTAATTTTTCTATTTGTGTTTTTAATTTAGATAATTTTTCTACATTATCTGGTTTTTGTAAATCTTTTAATGCATTTGATACATCTTGTTTAATTTTTTGAACTGCTTTATCTGGTGATACTGCTAAAAATCCTTGTATATTTTTTAATATCTCGGCACCAACTTGAAAAAATAAAATCTCAAATGGTTTGATATTGTCTTTCCACATTTTATTGTGGTTGAGTTTGTCTGTATCTAATATCCATTTCATAAATTCTGGTCTGTCTTTAAAATCATTTTTAATTTCTGAAACTTGGTATGATTTATCAAAGTATGCCCAACGATTTGTTAAATTAACTAATTCATTTGGTTTTAACGAAACTTTAAATTGTTTTGCTGCATTGAAAATATATTCTCTCCAAAATGATTCGTGATACTGACCTAATCTATCACCATCTTTTAATCCATATTGTGATTGTAATTTATTTAATTTACCTAAAAATGTAGATTTCTTTTTACTAAAATCTTGAACTTTATTTAATTGTAAAAAGTTTGGTTTACCGATTTTAAATCTTTTTTGAATGTTTTGGTTTATTTGTTGTATCATACCTTGTAACATACGAGCTGCTTCTTTTGAATATCCTTTTTGTCTACCGGTTTTATCATATTCGATTGTTCCGTGAAATACAATTTCTGCGACATCATAATCAATTACATTTGCTGTTTGTGGATATATAACCTCCAAGTTCATCCATTTGGTTCCATTACCAAATATTTTTGTTTTTTGTGCATTGGATAATTTACCAATCGCACTTTCTAAATCTTTCATTGCTCCAACAAAAGCATTCTTTATTTCACCACGACCACTAAATATATTAGCAATACCTGATGTTGTTGGTGCTGTTTTACCACCATCTTTCAGATGACCTTTGTTTCGGGCTGCTCTTAAACTTCCATTTACCCAACTTACCATTAGGTTTTGTCCGTCAAGTTTTTCAGAAACATTATCTTCACGATTTAACTTTCCTTCTAACCCATATATAATTATGTTCTTCAAATCTGAAAACGTCAAATTATTATCATCAAATGGATGATTCATATGTCCGTATGCTCCACCTTCTATCAATAATTCAACATCTTTCATAAATCCTTCTTGAATTTTCTTAATATGGTCAACACCTTTAAATACATCTTGTTTTTTCAACATAGGTGATTCTTTCATCTTGGTAAATGATTCTTGACCAAAATATTTAATGATTTCCCAACCAAGATTAGATAATGTTTTTCTTATTCTTTCTTTGTATTTAGGAAATGGATTATCTACGGATTCTGTGTTTTTTCTGTTTTGGTTTATTGTTCGACCGTGTGTTACTGTTTTGGTGCGGTCTTTTTCATATTCGTCTGCCATAATGGTAAACATCATATTTTCTGTATCACGAATAGGAAAGTCAATTAATTCCCAACCAATTATTCTACCGTGTTCCGGTGATATTCTGTAATAATCATCCAATGAACCAAAAAAATCATACATACCCTCGTCTGACATAATTGATGCGTTAAAGTGGTTTCCGAAAGCACTCGCTTCTTTCATCAATTCTTTTACTTTTGGTTGTTGATAAAATTCAAATAATTTTTTAAATCTTGAAGTCATCATTTCATATGTAGACTTATCAAAATACCCAAATGTTTTCTTAAATATTTGTTCTCTTTTTTTATCATCTATTTTAGGACTACCTAATAGATTTCTAATTTCAGTTCCACTTGATATACCACTTACTTTAACGTGTGGTGCGGTGTAAATGTATCCTTGTTCTTCATATCCTTTTAAATCATTGATGTTTTTCTTAAAGTCTTGATAATAAGTTTTACCACCAGATTTCTTGGTTCCACCGGTTAATCTACCGGCATCTTTTGCACCGAATACATAAACAACTGCCGTGGTATCTTTATCGAATTTTTTTAATAAATTATTTGCCACATAAGGACTTTTTTCTTGAACGATTTTATTCTTTGGAACTCCCATTTTTACCATATGTTTAACTTTTTCATTAAAGTTCATTGGGTGTCTTGGTGGTTGTTGTATGTTTGATGTTGTGATGTATGCTTCTCCAAATTTACTTTGTAGTGCATCAAATACTTTTTTGTGGTGTGGGCCAAATGGTTGAAAACGACCTGGATAAATTGCGATTACTTTTTTAATCTTTGATTTTTCTTCATTGATTTTTTTATATCCTGATAATTTATCGGTTTTGTTTTTCTTTACTGCTTTACGACTTGGTGAAGGAACATCTCCTACTCCTAATCCAAAAAATGATTCGTTCTTTTCTTTGGTTTTCTTTTTCATTTGGTTGATATAACTACGATAAACTGCTGCTTGTGCAGTTTTACCCATTTCTCTTGCTCTTTGTTCCATAGCAACTGCTGCTTGTATTTTGTGAGCGTGAGATTTACCACTACCTTTAATCTTACTAACTGATTTTTTTGCGTCATCTACGGTAGCGAACTTTAATCCTTTGATTGTTCCTTTTGGATTTTCGTCTGTGTATAAATCTGAATGACTTGGTGAATTTCTATGTTGTCCTTTTTTTCTTGGAATTCTTTTTGCTTCTGTTTTGTAATATGGAAATTCATCATCAATACCTTTTCTATCGGAATCTGGTTCTATGGAATCTTCACCTGATTTTTTAGTCGGTAGTAATTTTTTATCATTGTCTACTTTTCTAAATTTTAATGCAGGTCTTCCGTTGATTAATAAATCACCTTTGTCATTCCAATCAATAGATTTGACTTTGACTCGTTTGTTTTTAAACCTACCCATCAAGACGTCATCACCGACTTCAATGTCGAGTTCAACGCCTTCATTGATATAAGGTTTAACTAACCATTCTGTTAGTTTTGATTTCATAACTTTCCTACCATTTGCGACAAGACCAGTATCTCGCTTTGTGGCGTGGGCCTGGATTATCACAATTATGTCTTGCTCTAAAAGATTTTCTTGCCTCTGGATTAGATTTTCTAATTCTCATTGTTTTTTCTCCACCTTTACCTTTGTGTCCAAAGTTTACTTTGACGACATTTCCTTGTGGATTTTTAACATATACTTTAAACTTTTTAACATCACCTTGCATTGGTTTACCAAGTTTTACTTCACGACCTTGATATTCGGCTTCGTTTAAATCGTTTTCTCTAATGTATTCAAAAGTGTATCCGTGTCCTTTTCCGTCTACTTCGTAAAAGATTTCTGTGATTTCTTTTACACAATTAGGAACCATTTTACCACTTTTGTCTTTCATACCGACTTGTTTGTATCCTACCCAACAAGCTTCTTCTAAGGATTCACTTTTAGAAGTTCTCCAACCACCACCTGCTGCTTTATATTGTTTTGCTGCCCAAGCATTTGCATAAGCACTTGGATATACATCAAACTTTTTCTTTGCCTGTGATTTGTAGTATGCCCATTTACCTGGGTCTGTCGGAACATTCTTTTCCATAAATAAATTTAACTTTTCTTCTATTGTGATTTCTTTTATCATTTCACTTAATGATTTCATAGTATTCTCCTTAACATCTTTACTGGTGTCGGTTTTCATAAACGGGCCTCTACGAAGTTCTTTAAATGTTACTTCAACTTGTTGTCCGAATAAATTTTTTGGATTTAAAATTCTTAATAAAACTTTTTCTGTTTTGTTGTCAATTTTTTTAACTTCCATATCTATTTCTTTGTATTTTCTACCTTTGTATGGTAAATTAAATCCTGTAATATTTTTATGAACTTTTCCACCCGATACCGCTTGTCGTGCTCGTTCATTAATTCCTTCTCTTTTTTTTCGTCCTTGACAATGTGCCTTTTGACTAAATCCTTTTGGGTTGTTGCAATCAATACTTCGTTTGTATTTGTCTGACCAATCTTCGTTCACATCTGGATTATAATATTGGTGTTCTCCGTCTTCTTGGTTTGCCGGAATTGGTGCTACATTTCTAATATAATTAGGTTTGTTTAACATTTCATTTTTATTTAATCTGTTTTTTGCCAATGGTGAAACAAATTTAATTTTTGCATTGGATAATTTTTTTAATGAACTTTGACTTAGATTGTCTAAAAAGGCAACTAAGTTCTTGTATGCACCACCACTTGGACTGATACCTTTGACGGCATCAAAAGTAGTTCTCAATAATTCAATATGTGATGGTGTAATATCCATTATTATGCTCCTGTTTTACTAAATACTGGTGATTTACCTTTGGACTTTTGATGTCCTTTTTTACTATCACCTGCTTGTTTCTGGTCTCGTCTTTTACGACGAACAAATGCTGCTCGTCCTTTTGGCCCAAGTTTTGCTGCTTTCTCTTTGGATAAACAAGCTGCGTAGGCATCACCCTCTTTTCCTGCGCCACATTTACCAAGTTTCTGTCCGTCTGAACCATATCTGTCCCAACCACCACCGGTAGAACTTCCTGTTTTACCTTTACCGAACCATTTTCTCAAGTCTTCATTGGTGATTGAACCACAATGAATACAACGACTATCGTCAATCAGTTCTGTGATGACTTCTCGTATAATCTGTGATATTTGTTCTGACATTATCTAAATAAGTTTACAGTTGCTAATGATGATGCACTAACATATGATAATGATAGATTATATATACTACCACTTGCTAATCCACCTGTTATTGAACCACCATCTAAACCTCTAAGTTCATATCCTTCTCCACTTACGGTAAAAGCTGAATTTAAATTAGAACCTGTTGGTTCATAAATTGCGTCATTAATACTATTAACAACTTTAAATGAATTTGGTCTCTCTATGTTTTTAGTTCTATCTATGAATGAACCTTGAACTGGTGTTGCCATTTACTTTCTCCTATACTGATATTGCTCGTTTAAACCAACCGAACAAAAATCTTTCTTGTTCTGGTTTTGCATTTACTAAATCATAATAATGTTTTAATCTATAACAACGAACTCTATCTGCGGAAGGTTTGTAGGTTTCGATTGCGTTCATAGTTCCTGGCCCCATACCTCCGTCAATTGCGATGTCTGCTCCTTTAGCAACACAAGCTCGTTGTATAATCTTTACTGCGGTTCCTCTACCTTGATTCACACACATATCAAAGAAAATATGTCTAAGATGTTCTGGTAGTTCTTCTACTCTGTTTTTATCCCAATAATCTCTACGATAAATTTCCTTTGCGTCGTCCTCTGTAAGATTTTTAATATCTACATCTGGATAAAATCTTTTTGCAATACCGAAGTTGGTTTCTCCACCCAAGTCATTTGGGTCGTGAACATATCCACCTTCGTGATGTAAAGTTACTTCTATAATTTCGTCAAATGATATTAACATTTTATTTCCCCTTTAATATTTTGTTATGTCTTATCCAAGCTTGTCCTCGTTTATTTTTAACGGGTGCTTTTATAAATTTACCTAA